TGTCAGGGCCATCGGCGAGGCCAGAAAGAGCCCGCCAGTGTCCGACTTTGCAAACACCCTCCTGTCACTGCTCCGTGCCGACCTAGGCAAGGGCGAGACCCCCAAGGGCAGCAACTGGGGAGACTTCGTCAAAGGTCTCCTCGCCTTCGTCCACGTCGACAAGCCCTCCCCTTGGTGCGCCGGCCTCGCCTCGAAACGCGTTGACGACAGCTTCCGCGCGCTGAAGCTCCCAAACCCGGGCTTCCGCTACTCGGCATCAGCTCTGTCCCTATGGGAACTGAATGAGGCGTTTCGGGTTGCTCCTGGTGAACGCCCCGAGATCGGCGATCTCGTCGTTTGGAACCATTCCCGGCCCGGCCATGAGCATCAAGGGCACGTAGGCGTGGTTTCTGGCGTGACGTCCACGCCCTCGGGATGGGCCTTCGACTCGATCGAAGGTAACTCCAATCACGACGGCTCGCGCGAAGGCTTCGAGGTCGCAGAGAACGTCCATGGCGGGGACGATCCCAAGATCGTTGGGTACCTCCGGCCTGGGAGGGGCGTGTAATGGCCTCCCAGAAGAAGCCCAAGACCTCCGAGGTCGACACCTCCAACACCGATCCGGCCTATTGGGAAAAGCTTCTCAAAGCCGAGGGCATGCGGGCTGAGCTGCCGTTCATTCCGCGCGGTCGTGAGCCCAAGAACCTGACCCCCGAGCGCGACGTTCGCGAAAACGCCGAGCTGCAGCAGAGTTTCCGCGACACGCGCGACTTCTATACGGCGATCGAGCACGACCGGGAGAGGTTCCTCCGAGAGGCCCCCGAGCTGGTCAAGCAGTTCTGTAGGGAATTCCCGGAAGTGGTTGGCAAGGATCGCAAGGTCCTCGACCTCTACGCCCAGGGGCTGGGCCACCGGGACATTCACGAACGAACCCATCGCCGCACCAACGTCGTCGTCGCTCTGACGCGCAAGTTCGGCAACTTCTGCCGTGGGGAAGGGATCGTCCCGCCCATGCGCCCTGGCCGCCGTTTCAAGGCGTGGAAGGCGGCCGGCAATGAGTAATCCGGACTTCGCGATCCGCGCCTATGACCCCGCCACGGATGAGGGCTTCGTCATGTCTTCGTTTCTCCGTGGCCTTCGCGAGTCCCCTGGTACGTCGGTTGTCGAGAACGCTGTCTTCTTTCGGTTCTTCCAGGCGGCGATGGCGAACATCCTCGCCAGCGCCACCACCCTGGTCGCCCATGTGCCTGGGCAGCCCACCGATCTCTGCGGTTACGTTGTCTTCGCACCGACGCCCGATCGGCTGTTCTGGGTTTATACGAAGCGTGCGTTTCGTCGCCTCGGATGCGCTCGCTACCTGTTCGAGGCCTCGGGGCTGTCCAAGGACCTCCTGACTCCCTTCAAGCCGCAGCCATGGGTTCGCGACATCGCCAAAGCCCACGGCATCACCGTCAGGGTCAACCCGTATTTGATGATCAGCTATTCGGCGGGGCGGTCATGACTCGCCACACCATCCCCGAGCCGAAGACCGACCTTTTTCATGCTCGCGTGAAGTCTGCCAACGCCAAGCAGATCCGCAACGAGTCCGCCAAGGTCCTACGTGCGCTGATTCTGTCGTACGACGCCAAGGCGAACCTCCTACCCGACGAGCGCGACTGGCTTCTCAAAGCCACCATCGCATTTCACGAGATCGTCGAGAAGCAGGAACGGCAAAAGGTCTCGGGCGACTTCGTCCCCCTGGAAGTCGTCACCGCGCTCGGCCTCACCGAGGAACAGCTCAAGCAGATCACGAAAGCCGTGGTCACCTTCTGATGGCCTCCAAGAACGCAAAAGCCAAGCTTGCCGCCGCCATGGCCGAGGCGCAGGCAAAGGCGCAGAAGGCCGCGGCAACAACCTGGGACCCGGCCGCATTCTGCTTCCCGCAGCAGATGGAGCTACTGTCGGCGCCCGAACGGTTTCTGACCGTATGTGGGTCCAGAAGGGCCGGCAAGAGCTTCACCGCGCTAGCTGCCGTCCTCACGTGCGTGCTGATCGAGGGCCGTGATGCGCTCTTCGTCGCCACCTCGGAAAAGCACGCCCGAAAAATACTCTGGAAGGACCTTGCCAACGAGGCCCCCAAATACGGCGGTGTTCCTTCAGAGTCAGACGCGTGCTGGACCTTCCCCAACAAGTCCACCATCTGGTTCGCGGGGCTGGCGGACGCTCGCCAGGGTGGTCGGATCGGTCGTGGTGTCAAGGTAGGCCTCTGCATCGTCGACGAGGCGAACGAGATCAACTCAGCCGATCTCGAGTCGTTCGCTACCGAAGACATCAAGGGTGCCCTCGTGGGCGAGAACGGCAAGCCCAACGGTCGCCTGTGGATCATGGGCAACCCATCGGAGTTCAGGTCGGGCTTCTGGTTCAAGTCACATCACCATCCCGGGCTTCGGCACTTTGAGTTTTTTGGCGAAAACAATCCATTCATGCGGAAGAACTTCCTCGAAGCACGAGAGGAAGAAATCCGGCTTCATGGCATCGAGGATCCGAAGGTCCAACGCGACTGGTTCAACAAGTGGGTCGCTTCGACCTCATCCCTCGTCGTCCCGAACTTCTCCGAGGCGAACGAATACACCAAGCTCCCCGAGGCGCCGATCGTCTCATCCTCCCTCGGCATCGATCTTGGGTGGGGAGCGGACCCCACGGCTCTGGTCCTCGTAGCCACCTACAAGGGACACCCTGGATTCTGGGTCGTTTTTGAAAAATGCCTATTTCAGCCGTCCATCGAAGACGTCGAGGCCGAGATCATCGCGCTGAACGACCGATACCCCATCGACGAAATGTGGATCGACCCGGCTAACGGGGGGAAGGGGTACATCAACACCTATGAGGTCAAGCACGGTTGGCCGATGAGGGCTCAGGCCAAAAGCGACAAGGAGAGTCGTCTCCAAATTATCGACGGAAAGTTCCGAGCGAAGCGACTGTGGGTGCCGAAGGACGGGCCTACCGCCCATGAGTGCAAGACTGTGATCTGGGACAAGAAGGCCTATGAGGCTGGACGGAAGATCCCGGCAACGGAAACCCCCAACGACTGTCTAGATGCCTTGCAGGCCGCTGTCGCGTCTGACGACATGCTCGCTTGTGAGTCGTCCGCGCCCGAGGTCGAGGCCGCCCGGCCCCATGCTGACGACCCGGAACTAAGGGCTGAGCTGGACCGCCTGGCAGCCGAGCAAGCCGATCCCCTGGGATCGCACTGGCTCAACCACACCTGAGCGATAGCAATAGTCCATAGGTTAGGAGCCTCCATTGGTCGATCTCGACTACCTAACCTCGCTGTTGGCGATCCTGCGTTCGTCCGATGTCATCGCCTACAAGGACGGCACCCTGGAGATGCACATCTCCCCGGAGCCAGGCGGCCCGCTTCCCAAGTCCACGACCGTCGCCCCGGCGAGGCGGGACATCATCGACGAACTGAACGACCCCTCCGAGGCGCCGCCGATCCTTGCCACTAAGTGACTACACATCGGCGCAATCGGGCCTCGGCTCGACGCCTTGGTTCACTCTTGACGACGGACAGCTTGCCGGCTCGCTGACCGCCATCGTCTCAAGTCTCGAGAACCAGTCCGCCAGCCGCCGGAGGCAGTGGGTTGTCCACTCCTTCTTGGTCTCGGGGACCGAGGTGCCGAGGACCTTCGGCTATTCGATGGGCGGGATCACCACCGCAGCCATCAACACTGATGGCCGATCGGAGCCCTACTTCAACGTCGTCGCCCAGGCCGTTGACGTCCTCGCGAACCGAATCGGCCGCAACGAGCCCTGGCCTTACTTCCTCCCCCAAGGCGGGGACTACAAGACCAGGATCCGCTGCAAGTACCTGACGAAGTACGTGGACGCTCTGTTCTCGGAGATGCAGGTCTATAAGCAGACCCGCGCCGCCTTCAGGGATGCTCTGACCTACGGGGACGCCTTCATCAAGGTGTTCGAGGGTCTGGACGGGCGGATCAAGATCGAACGGGTCCTGGCGGATGACATCTACGTCGACGTCTCCGAGTGCCGAGGGAACGCACAGCCCAAGAACCTGTACCAGCGCTCCTACTTCCCGAAGACCGATCTCCTCGCCGCCTTCCCTGAGGAAGAAGACCAAGCCGCCATCAAGGCGGCCCGCGCCGCCTCTTCTGGCGTCCTCTACCAGTCTAGCCAGACGGAGATGGTGGCGTTGGTCGAGGCATGGCACCTTCCCAGCTACGGCTCGGACGGCAAGCCCAAGGGCGGCCGTCACGTCATGGTCATCGGCGACCACGTCCTCAAGGACGAGGAATGGAAAGTCCCGCGCTTCCCCTTCGCCCAGCTGAGGTATCAGCCTGTCGCTTCGTCCTTCTGGTCCCAATCCCTCCCGGACCAGGTGATGACGATTCAGAAGGACATCAACATCACGTATGACGTGATCCAGGCCTGCCAGCGCGTGATGGCGAGGCCCCACGTCCTCGTTCACAACAATTCGGAAGTCAGCAACTCCCAGATCAACAACGCCATCGGCGGGATCATCCGGTACAGGGGGACGGCCCCCAACTTCATCACCCCGCCCGCAGTCACCCCTGAGCTTTACGACTGGCTGGACTCGGGCATCGCCCGGGCCTTCAAGCGGGTAGGGATCTCGGAGCAGTCGGCCGGGGGAGTGAAGCAAAATGGTCTTGAGTCTGGGTTGGCGCTCAGGACCTGGAACCAGATCGAGGATGCCCGCCATGTCGAGCTGGGGATGGCCCTGGAGGACTTCATCCTGGACATCGCCATTCGCGTCCTGGACCTCGCCAAGGTCCTCAAGCCCGAGGTGAAGCTCACCGGCTCACGTGGGCGCGTGCTGAAGTGGTCGGACGTCGAACTGCCCGACGACCAGATGGTCAACAAGATCTTCCCGATCTCTCGGCTTCCGCAGCTCCCGGCCGGCCGCCAAGAACAAATCGAGGCGTGGTTCAAGGAAGGATCGATCAATCGCCAACAGAAGATGCGATTGGAAGGGTTCCCGGACACAGAAGTCTTCTTGGATCTGCAGAACGCTGCCCAAGACAACCTGGAATGGCGCCTCGACGGAATGATCGAGACGGGCGAGTTCGTGATGCCCGAGGAATACCAAAATCTCGATCTCAACATAGAAACAACGCAGGCCCGGTACCTCCAGGAGCAGACCCTAGGTCTGGAGGAAGATCGACTCGACCTTCTTCGCCGGTACATCGACGAATCGAAAGTCATCAAGCAGCGGATCATGGCTGAACAACCGCAACAGCCCCAGGTGCCGGCGCCGATGCCCGCGGCGCCCCCGCAACAGCTGCAAGCCGCGGCCTAGGCGATAGCAATACCCAATAGGAAAGAGGTAGGCCAACCGAAATGTCTCTAGCAGATCTGACCAATGGGGCCCCGACGCCCGCGCCGAATGACACGCCCGCAGCCGCAGCGGCTCCGGTCGCGCCGGCCCAAGCCTCTTCCGATGCGAAGCCCGTCGACCAGACGTCAGCCCAGCCCGCCGTAGAGCAGAAGACGGAACCGAAGCCCGATCCCGCGACCAAGCGAATCGCGAGCCTTTCACGTGAGCTGGAAGCCGCTAGGCGTGAACTCGCGACGGTGAAGCCCAAGGCCAGCAAGTTCGACGAGATCGAAACCAAGGTCAAAGCGGACCCCCGCGCTGTCATCGACGCTTACGGGCTCACCTTCAAGCAATTGGTCGATGCCGTCGCAGAAGTCGACGACCTGCCGAAGGATCCAGTCCAGGAGATCCAAGCCCGGCTCGACCTCATCGAAGCCGCCAAGAAGGCGGAGGAAGAGGCCAGGACCAAGGCGGAGCACGAGGCCCAAGTCAAAGCCCGCGACGCCCAGGCGGCCGAAAGCCTCAAAGCTGTGGACGCCATGATCAAGGCAGGCGGCGAGCGCTTCGAACTCGTCGCCAAAGTCGACGGGGCCGCCCAAGCCGCCATGGACTCGGTCATCGGCGTGATTGAAGCCAACCCTGACAAGGAGTTCCCTTCCGAGAAGATCGAAGAGCTTCTGAAGGATGCTCTCGACGCCCTGGAGGCTCATTACATGGACCTCGGGCAGAAGTTTTCCAAACAGGCGAAGCAGGCCGCCTCAAGCGCCGCAACTCAGAGCCAAGACGAACCCATGTCCCTCGCCGATCTTATGAGCCAAATGCGACCGGCAAAGCCCAGCACCATTTCCAGCGACCTGAGCCAAGGCGGAAGTCCGTCTCTCATCAACCCCGGCAAGGTTGCGTCCCGTGACGAAGTCCTGCGTGAGGCAAAGGCAGCACTAGGCCTCGTTTAACCGTTCCACCAATTCCCGGCTTTCGGCCGGGGCCTAAGCCCGACGGCTTGGACCTCGACCGAAATCCAGAAAGACCACCGTGAGCATTACGAACATTTCCGATAGCGTCGAGGCCGTCCTCGTCCAGGCCCGCGCAAAGCGCCTCCCCGACCTCGTTTTCAAGAAGCACCCCCTCACCAACCTCTTCAAGCACGAGCGCCTGAACGGCGAGCTGAAGAAGGTCCCCGTCAAGTTTGCCTACGGCGCGGGCGGCAGCGGCAACTTCCAGAACGCCCAGGGGAACCAGTCAGATGACTCGAACGTCGCGTTCCTTGTCACCCTCGGCAAGGACTACGCCGTCAAGAAGATCCAGAACACCGACATCGAGGCCGCGCTGGCTTCGGGCGGGATCGTCGACCTCCTGACGGACCGGATCGAGTCCACCGTCAAGATGGCGGCCGACTCGCTGGAGCGCGCTCTCACGCGGTCCGGATTCTCGGAGCTGGGTCAGATCGCCACGGGCGGCATCTCCTCGGCGACCATCACTCTGCAGCCCGGCCAGGCCAAGCAGTTCTACCCCGGCCTGAAGTGCGTCTTTGCGTCCAGCCTCACGGCCGGTTCGCTCAGAAACTCGGGCGCCACCGGAACCGTTCTTTCGATCGATACGGGCGCGAACACCTGCACGTTCACGCAGACGATCGCAACCATCGGTGGTGGCACGATCCAGGCGGGCGACTTCGTCTTCCGCCAGGGCGACAAGACGGGCGCCACCCCGACGATGGTCGCGGGGCTCGCGGGCTGGCTTCCCATCGTCCGCCCGACCACCGGTGACAACTGGTACGGCGTCGATCGTTCGGTCGACCCCGAGAGCCTCGCCGGCTGCTACATCGACGGCCGCAACATGAACCTCAAGGTGGCGATCGAAACCGCCGCCTCGAAGCTCGTCGACCGCGGTGGCGCGAACCCCGACGTGGTCGCCATGTCCGCGGCCAACTGGAACAAGCTCGCCCAGGTCCTCCAGGGGTACGGCGGCGCTCAGGTGGTCGACTACAACGGTCGGATCGCCACCGCGTCCTTCAAGTCCATCCGCCTCGTGACTGTGGCTGGTGCTCTGGACTGCATCGCGATCCCGATGATGGACGACACCGCGGTCTACGTGCTCGACACGTCGACGTGGTACCTCGGCTCGCCCACCGGCGACATCATCAAGAACGCCAATCCGAACGGCAAGACCCTGACGGTCTACAACGACGATGCACAGGAGATCCGCGAGCGCACCTTCGGGCAGTGCTACTGCGACGCTCCCGGTTTCAACGTCGTCATCCAGATGGCCTAAAGCCCTTAGGGCCCTGGGATCAAACCCGGGGCCCTTCTTCCTAACCCTCCTGAAGGCTTCAAGACATGGCTAATCCGACCAACCTGAACAGCAACCTCTTCGTGACCCACCTTCACGAAGTGGTGTCCCACTACAACTTTTCCGTGGTCAGCGGCGCCGTCACGGCGATCAACCACTACGGGATCGTCAAATCCGTCAACAAGACCGCAACGGGGACCTATGACCTGATCTTGGAGTCCTGGCCTGTCGGCGCGTTCATGACCGCCGACGCCGCTGTCTCTGGCGTTCCGGTCGCAGCGGCTGGCACGTACTGCCAGATCACGGACTCTTCGTCCTCGACCTCGGCACCCAAGATCACCTTGAAGTTCTTCAAGGCCGATCTATCCGCCGCCGCCGATCCGCCTGACGGAATGGTTCACGGCTCAATTCACATCCAGCTGGTGCGCTAACCGATGAAAAGCCGCGGAGAACCAAGCCTCATCATGATGATCCGCGACCAGATCGCAAAGAAGCATGGGCTTCGGTCTGACGATCACGAGGATGAGGGCGACCGCAAAGATCGTGACGAGCCGATGGACGAGGAAGGCGACGAGGACGGAGAGGAGAAGGGCGTCAAGTACACCCGAGACTTCTCTCAGGCTCTCAAGGAAGGCGACTACGAGTCCGCCTGGACTGCCTTTCAATCCATGAAGAACTGCTGACCCCTAACGGCAAGGCTCCCGGGGCTAACCACCTACCTCCCTCCCCGGGGGCCGAGCCACCTACTGAGTTCTAGCCTTGGGCACCTCCCTTCAAGAGATCAACTTCCGGGCACGCAGCCTCTCCGACACGCTCAACACCAACGCGGTGACCGATCCCGAGATCATGGCGTGGGCGAATGAGGGGTTGAAGGAGGCCTACGAGATGGTCTGCACTGCGGATGAGTCGGCCTTCATTGGCCCACCGTTCCCGTTTTCGCTGTTCGTGGCGAACTCTGTGGGGTTGCCGGATGACTTCTTTCGTCTGCGCGGCGTCGATCGCAACCCGTCAGCGCCAAGGCCCGAGACCATCCCTCCGTTCAACTTTGCCGAGAGAAACCGCCAAGGTCGTCGGTCCTATCGCGTGGTCGGGGACCTCATCTTCATCGAGCCGTCAGCCATGTGCGCTGGTGACTATCAGCTTTGGTACGTCCCCAAGCCCAACGCCTTCACCAACAACGGCGACGAGCTGTCCGCGGATATGTCCTTCTTCGACGAGTTCATCGTCATCTTCGTCGTCATCAAGATCTTGAAGAAGCTGCAGGACCCTGAGGTGTCCGCCTTCGTGCCCGACCTTGAAGCCCAAAAGGCCCGAATTCTCGAACAGGCCTCTCGACGTTCCGGGGAGCCTGAGACCGTGACTGACGTACAGCCGCGGCAGTGTGACCCCTTCTTTGGAGACGGCTACTGATGGCGACCCCAAACATGAACATGAACGTGCCCACCCCGGGCGTGACGTCCGGCGCGGGGTACTTGTGGGCGCAGTTGATCACCGCGGCCCTCAACATCATCGATGGGCACGACCACTCGACGGGCAAGGGTGCGAAGGTCACGCCGGCCGGGATGAACATCTCGTCGGACCTCACGTTCAATAGCCTCTATAAGGCCATCAACCTGGCGGGTCTCATGATGACGGTTCAGGGAGCCATCCCCACCGGCGTGGCCAACTACGGGCAGATCTTCGCCTATGGGTCCCCTGGGGATTTGTATTTTTTGGATTTCTCCAACAATCCCGTGAGGTTAACCAAGGGCGGAAATATCTGCGTCTCGGCCGATCTCGACGTCGGGTCGTTCAACCTCACCAACGTCAAGTCCATGTTCCTCGTGTCCCAGGGGTCTTCCTCTGGGAACAACCAGCTGATCCAGCTCGCGGGCAACCTGCAGTTCACGGACACGAACGGCAACGTGGGCATCCTCATGTCTTCGGGTGCGGTGGACCGTCCCCAGAGTCAGCTCATCAACACATCCCCCTTCAGCCTCAACCCCAAGAACAACGATCTGGTGGTCATGGTCGACACTACGGCCGCCCGCACCATCAACCTCCCCACCGCCTCGATCACCCGGAAGTTCATCATCATCAAGGACTCCACGGGCAACGCCGCCACCAACAACATCACGATCAACCGGGCTGGCTCGGACACCATCGAGGGGGCGACATCGACCACCATCAACGTGGCGTACGGAACCAAGACCCTCTTCTCTGACGGGACGAGCAAGTGGCTCGTGTTGAGTAAGATCTAATGCTGCGAAAGCGCGTCGTGTCCCTGGACATGGCGGGCCTTGATCAGAAGGCCCCCGACACGCAGAACATCCCCGGGACCCTCGACCTCCTGGAGAACGGCTTCGTCACCAAGACCAGCAAGACCAAGCCCGCCAACGAGATCCGCAAGCGCTTCGGCTCGTCCCAGCTCCCGACCACCACGAACATGGCCGACGGCACGACGTCTCCCGTGGGCTGGTCGTCCATGTCGGAGCTGGTGAACTTCAAGGGCCGGTTGACCATGCGGGGGGCTCAGGGCGTCTACAGCTACTCGCCCAGCGATCTCCGTTGGACCCAGAACGCAGCTGCCAACACCGCCCCCGTCACCCAGGTGTCGACGTTCCCGGTGTGGTCTTCGGGCTCGGATTACCGCATGCCCGACCAGGCCGTCCTCGACAACCTCGTTTTCACCGCGTTCGTCGATTCGACGCAGATGCTGTCCTACACGATCCAGGACCGCACCACGAACGTCGTCACCCGACTCCCTGAACTGACCCTCAACCCGACGCCCGCTGATGGACCCAGGGTGGTGGCGTCCAACGGGTTCTTTTACGTTTTCTATAACTCCGGGTACGGCGGCATCGGCACGCTTCGCGCTTGCAAGTTCGATAAGCACGGCAACATACAGCTCCTGAACGTCACGGTGGCCAACACCGATGCGTCGCTCAGGTACTTCGACGTCGTGGTTTCGAGCGGCAAGATCTTCGTCGCTTACTACAACTCTGGGACCAAGGTCGCCGTCCTCGACCTCAACACGCTTCTGCCCGCCCAGACAACCTCGGTCACGGGTAACGCCGGCAACTACAACCTGAAGTTCCTGGTCAATTCGACCAACAACGGAACCCTGTACCTCGGGGCTTGCGACACCAGCCTGGGCATCTCGGTGGTTACCCTGACGGAAGGCCTCGCCCAGACCGGCAACTACCTGGCCGACGCAGCAAACACGGGAGCCGAGACCCTCACTGGATATTTCGACGGGACTTACGCCTACGTCATCAGCGGCGTGACCGGGGCCTATCAGCACGACATCAAGTGGGCCCGGGTGAACTTCGTTTCGGGGGCTGCCGTCGGGACGGTCATCAAGGCCGCGTACCTGAACTCTCGTCCGGCCTTGGTCGACGGGCGGTGGTACATCGGCATCACCTACGCATCCACGGCCCAGGCGGTCACGTTCCTCATGACTCTGCCTGGCGGTGCCTCGGCTACGGGGGGCGGCAAGATCGTCGCAAAGATCTTCCCGGGGGCTGGCGCTGGACGGACTGACTACCTCCAGGCCCTGGCCACAGCCCTGGTCGACGGGACCACGATCTACTTTCCCACGGGCCGCAAGGTCCGGCTGACGACGTCCAACGGCTTCGCCTACTCGGTCTCGGGCATCTACCGCGCCGAGGTGAACATTTATGGGGCCGCTGGGAAAGGCGCGGTCCTGGGGAACTCGGCGTTTTTCAACGGTGGGGTTTTGAGCCAGTTCGACGGGTCTAACGTCGTCGAAGCGGGCTTCCACGTCGGCCCGGACGTCATCTCCGCCTCTCCGGCAGGATCAGGAACCCTCGCCGCGGGAACGTACAACTACATCGTTTGCTACGAATGGGTTGACTCCAACGGGGAAGTCCATCGGTCGGCGCCGTCCGCACCGCTGCAGATCACCACCAATTCTCCCCAGAACATCAACGTCACCGTCCCCTATCTCCATCTAACGTCGAAGGGGTATCCCGTCTCCATTGCGATCTACCGAACGAAGTCCCTCGGCACCCTCTACTACAAGGTGACCGACGATCTGAACCCGATCATCAACAACCCGTATGACGACGCCTACGTTTTCAACGACTTCATCCCGGACAGCGCCGTCACCGCTGGCCAGCCGCTCTACACCACGGGCGCGGTCCTGGCGAACGAGTCGATTCCCTCGGCGAAGTGCTCCGTCGTTCACCGAAACCGTCTGATCATCGCGGACGAGGACGACCAGGTCTGGGTCTCCAAGGAGCTGATCCCGGGGGATGGCATCGGCTTTTCGACCGGCCTCAAGTTGCAAGTGCCCAAGGACGGCGGTTCCATCGTCGCCCTGGTGTCGATCGATTCGACCCTACTCATCTTCAAGACCGGCGGGATTTTCCAAGCAACGGGTGACTTCCCCGGGCCCACCGGCCTTGGCCAGTTCCCTCCGATTCTTTCCCTCAGCTGTCCCCTTGGCATCTCGGGCCCCAACGCCTTCGCCGTCCTGGACACGGGAGTCATCTTCCAGGCGACAACGGGCCAGCTCTGGCTTCTTTCGCGCGGCGGGTTTCAGCTTCAGTACATCGGCGGCCCCGTCGAGAACGAGACCGCGCCCATCACCGACACCCTGGTGAACGCCAGCCCGCTTCAGGTCCGCTTCTTCACGGCGACCGGCCGAACCCTCGTCTACGACGTCGCCCTTGGCCTTTGGTCTGTCTTTACTCCTCAGCCGACGGTGGGCTGTGCTTACTGGGGCGGCGTCCCGTCATGGGTTTCGGCGGCCGGCATCGTGTCTTACGAAGCGCCCAACCAATTCCACGACCAGGGCGCGCCCATCATCACCCGCATCGGGATCTCCGACATTGGCCTGGCTGGCATCCTCGGGTATGTCCGATGTTGGAAGGCGCTGCTGAGGGGCGTTTACTGCGGGCCTCATCACTTCCGGTTGTCGGTCAGCTACGACGGCTCGAAGACGGTTGCGGAGACCTTCGACGCCAACTCGTCCACCTTGTTCAATCCGTCTGTTTACGGCGGGGCTCCGATCTACGGCTATGAGGATCCGTACGGTGGCTCATGGGATGGGGTGTGGGAGCCCGAATTCAAGTTCGCCACGCAAAAGTGCCAGACACTCCACCTCACCCTCGAAGACTCCTTCCCCGAGGGCAGTCCGTCCGAGGGCTTCCGGCTGCAGGCGATGGGATTTCTTGTCGGGACGAAGGCCGGCCAGATGGCTCCGGGCAAGCAACGGGTCGCCCCGTCCTGACTGATAGCAATAGCCAATACAGTAGGAGTCCGACGCTTTGGGCATTTCGTGGGATAACATCAAGACAGGTCTGAAGGTCGTTGCTCCGGTCGCGACGTATGCGACCGATGCCGCAATCCGGGGTGGCACCGCGGTCAAGAACTGGGTGACGGAAGGGAAGGCCAGCGCTGACACTGCCACGGCGCAGGGTGACGCGGCTATGGCTCGCGACCAGGCCGGGAACATCCAGGCTCAACAGGCCGCAGGGCAAAACGGCACGCTCTTCGGCAACGATGCAGCCCGAAACGTGGCGATGGGCATCGCGGACACCCAGTCGCAGATCGACGCTATCAATCAGCAGATCGCGGCCCTGAGCGTTCCCCCGGGCGACCCGATCAAAGCGATCGCCAACATGGGTGCGATCGCGCGTCTGCAAAAGCAGCTGGAGCCCCTCAAGACTCAGCTTCAGGCCTATCAAAACCAGCGGGTTGTCACGGCGCCCACCACGCAAGCCCACCTCGTCGATCCCAAGGCACTGGCTCAGGTCCAAGCCGCAACCGTAACAGGGCCTGACGCTATCAAGGCGCAGACCGTCCAGGCTCCCAACGCCATCAAAGCGCAGCAGATCCAAGCGCCAAACGCCATCACGGCCAAGACGATCGCGGACCCGACCAAGATCGTCGCCCAGAAGGTCGTCAACCCGGCCGACGTCCAGGCCCAGGACATCCAAGGGACCACACTCAAGGTGGTCGACCCCATCACCGGCGCCGTCATCGATACGGGCAAGGCCGACCAGTTTCGCCAGGGTCAGACCCAGCTCGTCGACAACTTGCAGGACACGATCGCGGGTAAGGCGCCCTCTGTCGCCGCCATCCAGCTCCAACAGGCACTCGAACAGAATCAGAACAACCAGCTCGGCATGGCCGCCGCCAGCTCGGGAGGCGGCAACTTCGCTCTCGCCGCCCGTACCGCAGCAGAAAACATCGGCGCCCTGAACGCCAAGGCCGCCAGCGACCAGGCTCTTCTTCGTGCGAAAGAAATCGCCGACGCCCAAGCTCAGCTCGGGACCGTGCTGGACCAGTCCCGTGGCGCCGACATCAGCACGGCCAGCAAGCAAGCCGACCTTACCCAGCAA